TTTAAAAATTAGTGAATATTTTTTCACTATTTATTTTGACAGTCATCTAGGATCGTATTAAAACACATTGTTTTTAAAACATTCCTCGGTAGCTCAGTTGGTAGAGCAGTTGACTGTTAATTTATCCTTAATCGCAACCTCAGTTAGTTAAACTAACCAAGGAAGGAAAATTGGCTTGTAGTTATGATTTTAGAGGATCGTCTTTGACAATAAAATGTTCCTATAAAACAATTCACTTTAATTCACTACCTAAAGTAGTGAATAACTTTGAAGTTGTTATATTAGAACAAATTATTTCTTTTAAAGTTATCTCCACAAGCTATTAAATTAATATGACAATATATACAAATAGCTCTTACAGAGTAACACCTAAGAAAAACAAAAACAAAAAGACCTATGTAATCCAAAGGAAATCTGACAGATCGACAGTTCAAGTTGATGGATCTCCTTTTTCAAATCCTACAAAAGCTAATGATGCAATGATTAGACTTTTATCTGAAAATAATAGAATAGCAGATCCTACTGGTCCTACCTTTAATGAAGCTTATAAAGAGTTTGCTCAATGGTGCATTAACCAAAAAAAGGCTGGATCAAGAGTAACTCTTCATTCTATGAAAAGATACATGACTACTTATGATTTAAGAATTTCTAAGCACATAGATAAAGATCTTTTATTGAAAGATTTTGGTCTAAAACAAATGGAAGCTTTTCTTGATGATATGAAAGCTAATGATGTTCCTTATAAAACTATGAAAAATACAGTTAAGGATATTAAAAAGTTTTTAAAGAGAGCAAATGCTGAAGGTAAAAGTCCTAATATGTCTATGACTACTTTTAAAATAAATGATTATCTCTCTGTATTGCCAGAAGATGATGATTTATATTTTACTAAATCAGTAACTGAAGATCAGATAAATTTATTTACAGATGAGAAAGTTCATGAAATTTTAACAGCTTTAAAACAACGCAGAAAAGCTGGCGATATGAATGCAGCTTTATTAACTGCTATATTTGTTTGTCTGTTTTTTTTCGGATTAAGAAAATCTGAATTAATGGGATTACAATCAAAAAATGTTGATTTAGAAAATAGAGTTTTAAGAGTTGAAGGTGCATTTGTTGAAAATAAATTAAAAAATAAAACAAAAGCTTCAGCAAGTAGAAGATCTATTGAAATAGATGAGATCGCCATTCAATTTCTTAAAGAGTGGCAATACTTTAGATTAGCTTACAAACCTAATAATCCTTATTTAATTCCAGGTAGAACTATTAACGGAGTTCCAGGTCCAATAAGTGATATTTTTATTAGAGATAATATGTGGAAATTATTTGCTCAACATGGTTTAGCAAAAATAAATTATAAACAAGGTGGTCATGTAAATGTTATTTCATCTCCATTAAGAGGATGTTTAACAAAAGTCTTTAGACATAGATTAGGATCTCACTTATTGTCGTATATGAATAATCCTACTTTTGATCCTAATAAAGTTAAGAGACAATTAGGTCATCAAAAATTTTCAACATCATCTGATATTTATGGAAATAAAATTGTTAGAGGTACTGAAGATGAGAGAAAAGCATTTGCCGAAGCTAAGGCAAAAGCTAATAGACATCATATAATTGCCAAAGCACTCCAAAATTAGAAGGTATCAAAGGTCATAGAGGCTGCAAGATCGCAGTCTCTGTGGCTCTGTGTAAGAAATTTATTGTATAATTTTTAAAGTTTTTACTAAATTTGCAATTTCATTACTAAGCTCAATCACTCTCTCTGGAAAATCTTCACTATCTAATAAAGGATCAAAATCTTTAGCTTCATCTAATAAAGTTTCTGTATTAGCTTGAATTACATTTAATATTTTTTGTTTTTCATTCATCTACTAATTTATTGATAAAAAAATAGTGAATACAACAGCTAATAAGTTAAGCCAGTTAAGGTAGAGTAATTGACTGGAACAGGATTATTTCTTGAAATCTATGATATTTTTATAAGTAGGAATACCATTGCAGCTAACTTTAAATAAACTCTTTGGACCTTTTTCGGTTAACTCATTTAATTCAATTTTATAACCATCTCTTTTTGGCTCATGTGTTAAAGATATTTCCAATACATCAACCAATTTATCTCTATATATTTTAAGGTGTTCGTTACCTTCTCTAATAATTACATTCTCTTTTTTAAGATATTCGTTTTCTTTTTTTAATTTATCTACCTCCTTGTGGAGCTCTCCATTCATATACTTGTGCTGCTTCTCAATATTCGCCATCTCAAATTTAGCCTTTTTTAGCTGATCTATTTCAATTTTATAAAGCTGAATATCTTTATCTAATGATGCAATAAGCTTTTGATGTTCTTTATCTAGTATAATTTTTTCTTGAATTTTATTCTTCATCTGGCTCATCCTTTGGATAATTAATTCTATGAGCTGTTTCTCTATCAGCATCATCTAACACTTCATCCATCACCAAATCATACATACCATTAGGATTTTCAATAAATGCTATTTCGGCTTTGGTTTCTTTTATTATTTCTTTGCAATGATCTTTTGCTTGTTCAAGCACAACAGTTAAATTTGGAAAATTAGAAGGATAAACACCATAGATATACAGATCATTAATTGATGCTGCTACTCTACTTAATCCTTGGTATCTTTTTTTTAATCTTTGTACTTTACTGTCTATTGGTAAATTATGAGGTAGGTTCATTTTTCCTCCATTTAGTATTTTCTATTTTTAATTCCATTTCTTTAACCTCCTGGGAGAGAGGCTCTGTTCCTTCAGTAGCTTTTTCTTCAGATTCAAAAGTTTCCTCAAGAACAAATGCCGCTTCTCCAGTTATTGTTTTAATAATTTTTGCCATGTGAAATAATTGTCTTTCCAGAAATTTCTTCTGCTTCAGATTTTGTTGGAATTGTAATGTCATGAGGTCTAGTAACACTCTCAACAACATTGCCTTTATTTCTTGTGGATTGAAGTAATGGAACATTATCACTTAAACCAACAGCGATAAGCTCTCTACTTCCACCTACTTTAGGCTCATGCCATAAGCTAATCATATATTTACAATCAGCATCTGGATAATCTTGCTCTTCAATATCAATATGAAAAAATGGAGATCTATATATAGCCATTATTTGTCCTCCAATATTGCATCATATGTGGCTTGCATCTTAGGATCATTTTCAAGAGCACCAGATCCAGGAGGATATTCATCGTCAAATTCCTCATACTTAGTTGCGTCAAATCCTGGAGCTGCATCTAAAACTTCATTTGATTTTGTAGATCTATGAATAAAAGTTGGATCTACTAGATCATCTGTTTTAACTTTATAAAATTCAGCAATCTGTTTCAGTCTATATGCTGATGGAATAATATCTCCAGCTTCATACTTTTGAACATTTTGATGACTTACACCAATATGATATGCCAAAGACTTTTGCGGCATTCCAAATTTTAATCTGCAATACCTCATGTTGCCTCCAAGCATTTCACAAAAAGAAACAAATTTTTGATCTCTAATGACTTTCATTATGGACCTCCATAAATTTAGCAATTTGTGTTTTAATCTCAGGCATGTTTAGCTCTGGTGTTCTTTCAGCAGTTGCAGCAAAGCACGCATTAGGCATTTCTTGAAATTTAGTGTGCATGTTCAAAAAATATCCAACTTCACCATTGTTAGTCATTTTCTTTTTTAGATACCAAGCGGTGCTATCCAGTCTTTGAACTGCACCAGTTTTTTCATTAAGAAATGTTTCCTTGTCGTAGGAAATGTAACTTTCTCTTTTTTTTCTCATAATAAATCCTCCATAAATGAGTTTCGGTTTAATGATGTAGCAAGAACTGAAATCAGTCTTGCCGCTATATGATTGGGAAACTCTATTGTTTCTCCATGATTTGATAGCAACAGCACCTCATCTTGTAATAGAGGCAGTTGGTCGAATTTTTCATGATCCATTTTTTGGCAAATGGTTTGAATTAATTGTGCATGTTGGAGCTGCTGCTCCTTCAGCTGGATATTTTCTTTTTGGTTTGGAAATTTTATTATGTTTGTTTCTATTTTAATTTCCTGGCTCTGGTTTTTTTCTGTACTCATTTTTTAAATATTCCTGATATTCAGTTTGAAATTGTTTATCTTTTTCAAAAGTTGATCTACCATTTAGTTCTTGGTTTAGCTTCCATACCAAGTAACTCATTGGTATCGATCTCTTCTGATTTTTCTTTGTGCATGTCATGAGCTTGAACGATGTAAGCTAAAGCATCATCGTAACTATCTTCTTTGAATTTATGTGTGGCTCTGATTAATTTTGCCTGAGCATAAAGTAACGGAACTTGCCATCCTTGAATTGGTTCTATTAAATGTTTGTCCAAGATTATGGACCATGAGGCAGCAATCTTATTCATATTGTCCTCAAATGATCCATATTGATCTTGTCTGGAACTTTCTAGTTCCTCCAGGCGGTTATGAAGTTTTTTTCTTGGCATCCTTACCTTTAAAATCCTCATGACCTCTTTGAACATAAAACTCAACAGTCTT